GTTCCCTTAACCTTTTTGATAGCTGCTTCGCCAAGTGGAACAGCAGCCTCAGTTACATTAGCCGAAAGGGTTACGGTAACACCATTGGTATCACCACCACCAGCTACGGACTGTGCAGAAGCTTCAAGACCACTTGTACGGCCAAGTGTAAGATACTCACCATCAGCAGTTGCAACTACAACGAAGAATCTACCAAGAGCAAGAGCATCAACAGGGCACACCATATCCTTGTCATACTTACCAGTAAGGTTGAAGGTGATAGTATGTGTACGATACTTGTTACCGTTGTCTTCAACCACAAGCTCGTCAGTAAAGGTTACTGAATTCTTAGCTGGTTCAATGTGGTAGAAAGTAGCACCACTAACCAAGCCAATATCTGGTAGTGTAACACCACTTTCGCAACTATAAGATGGAGTAGCTGAAGATACATCAGTGTAGTTTGCTAAATATATATCCTTTACTTCTGGAAGAGAATATCCGCAAGTATTGGTACGAAGCAAATTTTTATTCAATGAACAAGTTGCCATAATATTATGTATTGTTTTCTTTAATTATTTTCTCCTTCAATTGGAAGGTAAGCCGTATTACCTACCTTCCAACATCTTTTATATATGTAAGACAAATGAGTCTCGATTAGGCAGTCTTACCGAATACAAACAACTCTGGCATTATGATACCAACGGCAATGTTGCTGATTGCTAGAACGCGGAACATGTTATCGCCAGTGGTGTCGCGCATGTCAATGAGCTTATACTCAATGTGAGAGTCAAATGTATCATAACCGAGAACCAAGTTCTTTGCTGGACCAACTATGATAGTATTCTTGGACTGCATGGTCGGAAGAATCTCAAAGCCCATTATGTATATTCTGCCATTCTCTCTAGCATAGTTGCTAAATCTGTCATTCATACTGTTTCCGCAACACAGTTTACCAAGAGCAACCTCAAGAACCCTTACGTCTGCATGGTTCATGAAAACCTTGTAATCCTCAGCCGAAACCTCTGCTGCATCTGCAACGGCAAGTGCCTTCTCAATTGCAGCCTCGACTTGCTCAAGAATGTTACCTACAGTGAAGGCAGAAAGAGTCATGGTATTTGCGCTCGTCAAACCACCAAGCTTCTTCTCAACACCGTCAACAGCCTTCAGATAAACCTTAGTAGTAGCAGTGCTAGCAGTGTCACCTTGCCAGAAAATCTCTTGGTATTCCTTGGACATCTTCTGACGGAGTTTACCAAAATACCACTCACCGAAGCTCTGAGGAATTCCACCTCTAAGGGAAATCTCAGTCTGAGCTACTAGGAATGTGTTCCAGAAGGTGTCGTAGCAGTTTTCTTGGTTCACTTTTATAGCAGCTGGCTCAATGTAAGCCTCTGCCAATGAAGCACTACCTTGAGGAGTGAATGGGCAAGTATACAACTGCCATGCATCACCAATCTCGCCAGTGTAAATCTTCATTTTACCCTTTACTCCATCCATGAAGGTAATTCCATACTGTCTCAAGTCAATGTCATAAATATCCTTGGAGAAAATCTCTTGGGCTTCTTTGCCACAGTATGTAAGACCACTTAAATCTATGAAATTAGCCATAATTAATTATAGTTTTAGACTTTTATTATTTTCTTATGTGTTTTTCTTTTTGTTTAAACATGAATGGTTAAAAGTTAGCCAAGCATGCTTCTCATTTGTTCCCTCCAAGCTGAATATGTATTACCGTTGGAAGGTTTTGCATTAGTGTTGATTGGTGCTGCCGATGGCTGCTTGGACAGTTCCTTTACCTTACTATTCAAACCGCTGTTCATCTTCTTCAATGCCTCAACCTCCTCCTTTAGGCTGTTAATCAAGTCCTCAAGATGAGTGTCCTTCGGCTCTTCCTCTTGTGGCTTCGGCTCTTCAACCTTTGGCTCCTCAACTGTTGGCTCTTCAACCTTTGGTTCCTCAACCGTTGGTTCTGCTTCAGCTTGCGGCTGTGGTTCTGCTTGTGGCTCTGCTTCCAATTCAACTTCATTAGTAATTGGTTCAATCTCTTCGTCTTTTTTAATCATGCTCAATGAAGCAAGCACTTCCTTAAATACGTTCTTAATCTTATCGAAGAACATTTCATCTGTCTCTATCATATTATTATCATTTTGTTTACCAAACTCTTCGAGAGAAATCATGCTCTCAACTGAGAAGCCCTTAAGCTCACCGCTCTTAACTCTCTCCCATGTTTCAATGTTGTTTACCTTGAGACCCACCATCCAAGTCCCCTCTGGAACATTGATACCCAATGCATTTGACTTGTCCTTGTATGCATCACATACCAACCAAGACTCAACAACGCAAACCTCGTTTGCCGCATCCTCATGGTCTGTCTTAATCTCATACTGTCTGTACTCCTTCATGAAGTCTTGTGACAACTTCTCAATGCTTTCCTTGGTGAAATTGATGTAAAACTCTTGCTCACCGTTGTTTCTGTATATGTCTTTGTCGGGAATCAATGCAGCACCATATATCATGTGCTTCTCATTGCTCTCTAGCAAGACTTGCATCTTTTCCTCTTCGTCCTTTGCAAGTGCAACGAAATCACTCTCAATCGCTGGTGCTTCAACCAAACTGATT